AATATAGTTCTCTGTTACACGTTTTTGCCGGAGAAGGCCGGCGGGGCTGTCAAAGATGGGGTCTTTTCTATTGGGCCAACACCAGACAACGGTGAGGACCCTGATACGATAAACTATTACATGAATGGTGGCGCACACTACCACCATAAAGCATGGAACTGGTTTGTCGATCATTGCGCGATACCCGGGTACCTAGGGAGGACCATATGTAAGGTTGAGCAGAGGAGAGTTTCCCCTAATAGGTATGTCGTATTGAGTGTGCCTATAGCATGGGAACCGTATGGACATTGGTCGCGAGACGTGCAGTCCGGGCATGTCCTTGGCAGCAATTATGCCTTTAGCAAAGGGGCTCAAAATTTTGAGCGGATGCGGTTTTGCCACCATGGTGTTGCTACGGTGCGTACGCTTGATGCCCGCGGTGTTGATACCGTGAGCATGGCGTTGTTGAATTCGACGACTTCCATCTCGATGCCGATGAGGAGTTTTGAACCAGCACGCTATGCTTTCGAAAAATCTAAAACTAAAAGCACCGCGGACATTTATGCTTACGTATCCAAGCATTGGCCCAAGGGGGCGTTTTACGCAGCCGATTGCACCACCTTTGCTCGCATATTGCAGCTATTGGACGGCAAGCGATTAGAATTGCCGTCATACGGTTTGCCGTCTGGGTTTCAAGCCGACATTACCGAACAACCGGGGTGGCAAATGCACCAGCAGTATGACCCTTATGTGGCCTTTGATTTGGAGGCTGACGGAGAGCAGCCCAACCCAGTGGTGGGGCGATCGGTTGGGCCGGCAGTGGTGCCGGAATCCGTTTTGTTCGCTCCAACTCGTGGTCGGGTTGAAAATGCCGTCGAGGGCCGGATACGCCAACATACTCCACCTCCGTCTAGTGCGGAGTTGATAGATGAGACGAAGCGTATGATGCTAAAATTTTGTGCAATTGCTTTCCCGGAACTTAAGGGAACCATATCCCCGCTCACTCTGGACGAGGTCAACCGTAGGATGGACAGACCCACACAGCGGGCGGCGTTCGCCCGTTGTGTAAACAGACTCAACCCTGAACAGCGCGACAAGGTTAAGGTGAAAGCCTTTTTGAAAGCTGAACCAGCTGCCAATCCATCGAAAGAACTGCGAGTTATCCAACCTGTTGATGACGAGCAACGGGTTTGTTACTCGCGGTTCACATTGGCTATCGCCGACGTGTTGAAAGACCAGCATTGGTATGCTTTTGGTCGCAACGGTGAGGAGATAGCGAATATGGTTCACAATAAGGCTATGACTGCCGAGAGGTTGGTGCTGACCGATTATAGTGCTATGGACGGTACGCGTGGGGAAGCTAGGTTGGCAGGGTTTATCACTCTAGCCACTTACCTGCTCCATGATGCCTTCCATGACGAGTTTACTCGGTTGGTATCATCTGAGACCGAGACGACAGGGCGTTTGTGGGACGTTATCTATGAAATAGTGTGT